ATCCCGATTGGTTACGAAGGTGAATGTGTGTCATGCGGACTTGACTCAAAACGTTTGGTAGATGATATGTGCGCTCCATGCAGGGATATGACTTTTTGATGAGCAGAGCATTGCCATCGTGGATGTACAGAAACCCTGAAGAAGTCCTTGAGCGCAAGCAAGAATCTGAGGCAAGAAGGTCATGTGTCGGTTGTGTGCATAGTTTTGCTATCGAATTCAAAAGCGGTAGGGCAATGGGGTGTGACAAAAACAGGAAGTATGGCGTTCGGTGTGACTTATACAGGAGTGAATAAATATGTTTAGAGATGCAGAAAAAGCAATCGTGTGGGCAGTAAATGTTAAGTGTAAATTCATTCTTGATGGATCATCTGTAAATGATATGTGCGGCAAGCCACGGCCTTCAACAAGAAATGAGCTGCTTATGGGCTTGTCTCCGCAAGAAGCTCATTTACAAGCAGAGCAAATCTTTAAGCACATAGAGTCGCTAAGTGATGGGGCCTGCAGGGATTACCTGTATGCCAGATATTGTTACGTAGAAAGATTTGATGAATTGATGCAAAGAGTTTTTTCTAGATTGCTCTATTCTGGCGGTATACATAATCGTGACGTGCGTAAAGTGGTGTTGAAGTACCTCGGCGTTAAAATTGGCTTGAGAGAGATCAGGGAAGCATTGCACTGCGACAGAAACAAAGTAAATTACTTGATAGACAGGGTTTATACGATACTGGATACAGTGCATCATCAAGCAATATCGGATGTTGAAGAGAAATTTACACAAGCTGGTTTGATAGAAAATAGAAATTCCGCTGTGGCATAAAAGGATCGGCTATGAAAAATTTTATTATTGTTGCTGTAACTATTGTGATTATTACCCTGGTAAGTCTTATTGATACTGAGATAAAAGGCGTGGAGTGCAATGGAACGATAGCTGAATGCGTCAGGGATTATAGGATTGCTTATCACGATCATCAAATGCGATACCATCGACAAAAATATTGGGATCTTGTTGGTCAGAAATATCAATCAAATAATGATTTCTGGAAGGATTCGGTGGTTAAGTAAGCGTTTATTGCAAAAGGAAAAAAACTACTTGATTGCTGTTAAGAACAGTGATATAAAGTAGTTTCTAATGTGGGTAAATGCCCACAAAGATAACCCGCTTGGCTTAATTGCTCTGCGGGTTTTTTATTGCCTAAAATTTATCAATCAACAGGTGTGATCATTATCACATTCAAAGAACAAAGGAAGGGGTAGCATCGTGCGGGGACTTTTTAAATTAAACGATGACGTGCCGGAAATGAAAAGCAAAATAGCTGATATGCAAGGTGAGTTGGCAGAGCACCGTAAAAAGCATGTTTTGTGCGAGAGTAACCACGAACAGCATAGCAAGTACCGAAGAGAAAATGATGAGAAGTTGGGGCATTTGATCGAATGTGTGAAAGAGAATACAAAAGCGTCTCTTCATGGTGGTAAAACCCTTGAGGAAATACTTGGCATATTGAAAGAAAATGCCCCCGAGATAAATTACGTTAAGGAAAATAGAACAATAATAGATAGGACCAGAAACAAGTACATCACTGCAGACACAATCAAAGGATGGGCGGCATACCTGAGCATAATGATCGGCGGGATGTCTGCAGTTTACGGCGTGATCCACTTCATTAAAAATAACCTTATAACATAATCGATGATACCTGTAGCAATAGCAAAACCCCTAGCGGGACTGGCATTGAAATACGGAAGCAAAATGCTCGTTGGTTTGGTTGTTTCGCTATTCCTGATAGGCGTTTATATTTATCACAGAAATCAAATATTAGATGAAGGCAAGGCCATTGAGCGCGCTGATTGGTTAGAGAAAGAAGCCAAAGAAAGGTCGGCCTTGGAAAAAGAATTGAGTGCCGCGATAAGTAGAGTGGCGAAGCAGAACGAGGATAACGATATCAACACTATCAAGGTGCAAAATGAAAAAGATGCTGAAATTGACCGGCTTCGCAACGTGCTTGCTGATAATGCTAAGCGGGTGCGAATCAGTGCAAAGCAGGAAAATTGTGCTGCAGGAACATTGCGTGGACAAGCCGGTGGTGCAGAATTCGCTAGTGAATCCCCCGGTGAGTCTGGAGTTGGAGGGGCTGGAGCAAGCAATCAATCGCTTGACGAAAACCAGATAAATAAATTGACGTATGGGCTTTGGATTGAGCGCGAGGAACTTAAGGTGCATTTAAAAGCATGCACGCAAAAACTTAAAACGCTGGTGACTGTGGCTGAGTGAGATGGGTAGATTCATCACTGAGTTAAACGTGCAAGATGTAGGGTCCGGGTACTACAAACTGCTTTCCCCTTTAATTTACGAATCAAAAAATGTCGGATTTATTATTGTCCCGGCAGGATTTAAAACAAACTTTGCCAGCGTGCGAAGATTACCGCTCGTTTATATGATTTTTGGAGGGCTTGGTAATAAGGAGGCGACGATTCACGACTGGCTGTATACGCCGCCGCATGCAGCTATTCCAGGGTCAGATATCCGTATTGACAGAACCACTGCAGATAGAGTGTTCAGGGGGGCGCGGTACGTATGCGACAGAGTTGCAATGGAAGAATATGAGCAGGTGGGTATTGTTAGCGTATTGAAGAATGTTTGGGCTTACATCGGCGCATGGTGCATGTGGGTTGCTGTGCGTCTGTTTGGCTGGCGCCATTGGGGTTGAATGATAAAAGAAACTACTTTAATGGTTATCTTAATGATAAACGCAATGATTTTCTGCGTTGAAGTGCATGCAGGTAAATTCACTGACATTAGATGTTGCGAAGAGCCCAGGCGAGACAAAAGCGGGAAGATTATCCGCAGCCAATCGCTCATTAAGTTCATGGATGAGCAGTATCCGTTACCAAGTCACTTAAAGAAAGAGGATTATCACTGGAATCATGCCATCCCGCTTGTTTGTGGCGGAAGAGACATACCTGAAAATCTGCTCAGAATGCATGTGGATGCAAAAAACTGCGCGGAAGATTATTGTCAGGATCGGCATGAGCAGCAAACAATGTGCATAAAATCATACAAGAGAGAAAATGATTAACTATATTGCTCTGCGCAAACTACTGCCATCAAGCGTATTCGATGAATTGATTGATGTCATTGTTAAATACAAGATCAATAATAAATTGAGACTTGCCCACTTTCTTGCTCAATGTGCGCATGAGAGCGCCAATTTTACAGCGGTAGAAGAAAACCTCAATTACTCTGCATCCGGGCTGTTAAAAGTCTTTCCAAAATACTTCAACGAAAAATCGGCAGAGGAATGCGCACATAATCGGGTGGCAATCGCATCTCGTGTTTATGCTGACAGAATGGGGAACGGCGACGAAGATTCTCAGGAAGGATGGGTTTATCGAGGGAGAGGATTCATTCAATTAACTGGGAAGAACAATTACAAGCAGTTTTCCAATGAGGTTCCAGAGGATCTTGTTGTTCGTCCTGAATTGGTCTCCACGAAATACCCGCTATTGTCTGCGGCATGGTTCTGGAGCCAACGCAATCTAAATGAAATGGCCGATATGGGATCAAGCGAGAATGAGATCGCAAGTATAACCAAGCGTGTTAACGGCGGTTTCAATGGCCTGGAAGAAAGAAGTAAATACTTTGATAGATACCACTCTGCGATAGAAGGTTAGTTTTGGCGGCATGACAAGTAAATTCAAAGAAACAGTTGGTAATTTAGATTATGACTGTGCCTAAGATAGTTGATCGTAATCAGGTAGAGATAGAGTGTTTAGCTTTGGAGAATATTGTCAATAGGATTGATGTTGCGAAGGAGATCAATTCTTATGATGCTATATCCTTACTTAGAATCATTAGAAATTCATTGGAAAGATGTAGTTCCGAGACTTATTACAATGATTTGCTGGGGGCAGGCGCTTACGAATGCCGTTATGAGGGAGAGAAGATTCTAGTTAAATTAGAGAAACATAATCTAATAAATAACAACTCACCCGAGATAGAAAATCTAAATCCAGCAGACACTATTGTTGCGGAATATTCATTGCAATATGGAAGGGCTGATATCGTTATATCTCACTTTGATGGAAGTGTTTCTGTGATTGAAGCTAAGGACGGCCTTAAAGGTTATTCACACGTTGCAAAAGGGATTGGACAGGTAACGCTGTATGCGTCACAGTTAGCGAACAAAATAGTAAATATCAGAGAAGTTAAAAGATATTTAATGTGGTCATCTATTGAAGATGAGAATGCAAACAAAGCAATTAGAGATGCATGTTTATTTGCTGGAGTCATCCCGATCCAAAGAATTCCAGTTAGAGAGTCCATGGCTATTGGCGCAATTGCAAATAAACATGGTAGTGATTATATAAATCGATTATCTGGACTGAGAATTGATTTATTAAACTTTTTAACGGAATCCATCGAGTCTTTGCATCAAGATATGATGGTGTCGAAGAATGCTTAGGAAGAAGATTGATTGGGAGGCTATTGAAGCTGACTACCGTGTTGGTTATATATCAGTAAATCAGCTTGCAAAGAATCATGGGATAATCGAAGGAGCTATTAGGAAGAAAGCTCAAAAAGGTAATTGGCCAAAAGATTTGTCAGCAAAGATTAAAGCCGCTGCTGATAGAAAAGTGCTTATAGCTCAGAATAACAAAGTACGAAATACGGACGAAGTACGAACCATTCTGTCCGAAGACAATGAAATTGCGTTAGTAGATAGAGCGTCTACATTGCAGGCTGAGAAGATTGAGGAGCATATAAAGTCATTAGAAGAACTTCACTCAATGGCTGAAAAGTTAGGCAGTAAATTTTCAGTGATGATTGACTCTGCTGCTGATAGTAAAGATATAGCTTCTGCTACACAAACATTTAAATCATATGTTGAAACACAAGGGAGAATAATCACGCTTGATAGACAGGTGTACAACATTGAAGATAAATCTGAAAAGTCAGACACTTTTGAGGATTGGTTAAGAAAAGCTCGCAATGCTTGAAATATTCGGTTCATTTAAAACACCGGTGACAGGATTCGGTGGGTAGATAGATCGACTACAGAAGTACAACACACATACCCGCCTAGTGCGGGTTTTTTGTTTTATAGGAGATGAAATTTTGGCAAAGATAGCAAAGTCGATAGCTAACCAAGCATCAATACAAGCCGCAGTTGGACCGGTTGTCCTTAATGGGGTAGTAGGATACACGGCGAAAATTTCGTCTCAATACATTCTTTTCTTCGATTTAGCGGCTGCGCCGGCTGATGGTGCCGTCCCTGAGTTCATGCTGCTAGTTCAAGCATCAAGCACATTTACCATAGATTTCGGATTTCATGGGTACGAGTTTAAAAATGGATTGTACATATGCAATTCATCTACGCAACAAACCAAAACTATTGGATCTGCGGACTGTTGGTTTAACGTGCAAATGAGGAGCAGCATCTAATATGGCAAGTTTCTCTAACGGTGGAGCTGCTGGTGGTGGAGCCCCTGGACCAGCAGGCGCGGACGGTGATTTCATATATGTTGGGTACGCAACAGCTAGTGATGGTACTGGTTATGACGCGCTTCCTGGGCCGACAAGAACATATTTTGCATTAAAACGTTCTGCGACAGAAATAGTTTCTCCAGTGGCTGCCGATTTTGCTGGTTTATGGCAAAAATATATCGGAGCTGATGGGATTAATGGAACTAACGGCACGAATGGCACTAACGGTACAAATGGAACGAATGGCGTAAGTTCTTATACATATATTGCATATGCATCAGATGCTTCTGGAACTGGGTTTACTCAGACATTTAGCACTGCCCTTGATTACATAGCGATAAAAACAAGCGCAACGCCTCTGACTCCTGTTGTCGGAGATTTTGCTGGTATTTGGTTTAAATATAAAGGCGAACCAGGTATCAGCAATAGTAAGTCAGATCTGGATTATGTGTTTAGTTCAGGGACTGCAGATAATGATCCAACAACGGGAAGATTTAAGTTCAATTCCGCTACGATAGGATCGATCAATAGACTGTGGCAGGATGATTTGGATGTTAATTCAAATGATATGCAGTCATTTATCCAGAATGTTAGGGCTGGCGATAAGTTTCTGGTTCTGAGTGCTGATGGCTTAACTACGCATGTGACAGTGACTATCACATTGGCCGCGGTTGATAAAAATAACTACTGGGAATATCAATGTACAGCGGAAGGCGCATCTCTTCCAGCAAATCTGGCTAGTGTCGTTCTTTTGCACGTCAGCAAATTTCAGAATAAATCAATACTCACGTCTGATGATTACGTTAGAAACCATTCCTCTGGCTTGATTGACAAAGACGGAAACGTGCTGTCAGGAACGGCATCGGTGGCTAATTACGCAGCTCTTCCGGCTGCGGCCAGCAATACCGGAGTAATTTATCGGATTAATGATCTTGGTTTGGAGTATGTATCAGATGGGACTTATTGGATACCTCAGAACAAAAGCTGTTTATATGGCAAAAGCACTGGATTAATAGCTGTTACTGTTCCTGCGGCCACATTTACAGGCGTTACCGCAACCAATTTATCGCCTGGCATAAGATTAGTAGGTGCTGGCGCGCATGGTTTGACTACTGCGGTTGCGGTAGGTAAAAAAATATACGTATCTGCCGGTACAAATTGGACACCTGGATTTTACACAATCACCGCTCTCGATGCTGATTCGACTGGCGTTAGGATTGATTTGGCTGAAAATTTTGTGACTGGCATGGGATCTCCGACGATTGCGTTAGCAAGCACTACTAATCAGATACCGGTATTCACCAAAACAGTGCATCCATTAACACCAAATTCGTCTCTGGATTGGGATTGTACTGTAGAGAATATTGACAGCGCAACGGTGAAGCGGATCATCATAAACTATGGCGCTTTCGAGGCATACAACATCAATCAGGGTGCAGCAGGTAACATAATTAATCGTAATTTTGGTGCGATTAATAATATGGGCGCAACCAATTTGCAGCGCACATCACACACAACAAATACAACTTCTGGCGTAGGCACAAGCACAGCAACCAGCGGTAGGAACACGCAAGAGACGAACGCCAGTTTGACTTTTGGCGTGTACTTTGTGATAGCTGTTGCAAATACCTGGATGGAATTGACGCAGTTTAAACTAACCATGTCGGCGGCATGATGGGTGTATTTTCTCCTTTTAGCAGGAAAATAGTATACAGACAAGCCGTTAATGCTGTGAATTGGGCTGATGTGGCAGGGAAAGTTTACCTGAAGATACGGCCGGCAGAATCAAACTGGGAAGCCATGTATCGCATGGGATATGGTGCTAATTCAAGATCGTTATGGGATGCTCGCTTACAAGAAATTAGTGTGGATTCCTTCCTGGGCGGGTTTCAAATGGAAGTGCCATGGGGTTTGTACGAGAAGGGGGCGGGTGGTGGTGATTTTAGCAACTTAGATTACTTGGTTAATGCGCTGGATGACTGTCATTCGATAGGTAAAAAAGTCATTCTGGTACCGTTTTTGTTCCGCGAATTCAGGAACCCAAACGTGTCTAATCTGCCTCTCATAGAGCAGTACAAGTACATCTTGCCGCAAGATCTCAATGGTTATCCATTTGTTGATGGTAATGCAAATGGTCTAAGAGGATTCGCGCCAGGGATGGCGGCAGGGTTTGAGCATTATTTGAATGATAATGCGTATGCATATAGCAAATCGCTGGTTGCCGGTGGTTTTGGTTACAACCTTAAGACGTACAAGTCTTCTGTAAGAAACAGAATGATTGCGTTTGCTCAAGCAGTGGCTAATCGGGTTGGCAATCATCCGGCTGTATTTGCTATAAACACGACTGAATCAGCAATTAGTTCCAACGCAATGTATACAGGTCAGTATGGATTTCAACCGACCGAGGTTGCCGCTGCTTCAACGGCAGATCTTGAGATATTAACGCTCCAAGGCAAGACTACGATTCTAAACGCTTGCAGAACAAAATTCTCAAATCTTATTATGGGGCAGGATATGAACATACCTAAGTCCCCGTACAATTATTTGAGCGCTTGGCATGCGGGATTGGTAGAGAATAAGTATTGTCTGCGCACCTCCAATTCCAATTGGTGGAACGGAAACATTAATGAGATTGGTAGTGCGAACAACCCCAAAGGGATACTGTATTACTATCCTGATTTTACTGGTGTGTGTCCTAAAATCGTTGATATGCAGGGCGATGAGGTTGCCAGCGGCGGTTCTCTTAACGCGCCAATTATGGACACAACTGCCAAGATAACGCAGAGATATGCCGATATCTACAGACGGGCGACTATTGGCGGGGTGTTAAGTGATGGAGTCACGAACCCGGTAGCATTGGGTGCACACATCTTGGTTGTTCAGAGAGAGCATCCACACCCATTTTGGCTGGGAGGAACTTCGAATCCAGGCACCACTATACCATCCGGGATTGCGGTCCCGAGTTGGAGAGATTGGCTAGTGAATACTGCTGATAGAAACTGGCTTGTCACAACAAGGCCGAGTTACGTTACCTATAATAATTGATGCGATATATGACATATGTTTGACATCATTGATGACTTTAAAGAGTTTGCGCCAAGGTTTTTGAAGGTAAAGAATAAGGCTGGCGCAATTGTTCCGTTTCGGATGAATCTGGCACAAGAATACATTTTTAAGAAACTGGAAGGCCAGCTTACAGAATCAGGAATGGTGAGGGCTATAATTCTGAAAGGGAGGCAGCAGGGTTGTTGTTTTGCTCCTCATATGCGCGTGTTAACTGCTGATTATCGCTGGATTCCAATCGGCAGTGTTAAGGTTGGTGATGCGCTCGTTGCTTGTGATGAGAATACTTTTGGAGAAACCAAAGCTGGCAGAAAGCATTCGCGCAAATTCAGAACAGCCATTGTTGAACATACTGAAACTTTTGAAAAACAACTGTATGAGGTTGTTTTTGATAACGGCGCTGTGCTGGAGGTAACAAATGATCACAGAATGTTGTGCAAAAAGAGAGGTGGTACAGATGCGCAATGGAGAGAGGTAGGAGAATTAATAATAGGCGACTCTGTAAGGGTTGCTACTAGACCGCCAACATACGAACAAACAACATATGAAGATGGGTGGATATCCGGGGTAATTGATGGTGAAGGTTCTAGCCGTACAGGTAATGGCGCAAAAAGATTAAGTATTCATCAAAGGAATACCCCAATTCTTGGGAGAATAAAATCATACTTCGATTCTATTCAGATGCCTTACAAGGAAGTAATTGACGCAAGAATTGGCGGCATCAACAAATTAGGGCGAGATCCTGTTCATAGAATAGATATTCATAGATTACCTTATTTGATTGAAATATTCTCACGTTGTAGGCCGACCAGATTTACTAATGATAGATGGCATGAAGGTCATGAACTTCCCGGTAAGGCCGCGATTGATGGCATAAAGCCGTGGGCGAAAGTTGTAAGCATTCGACCGTTATCTGTGAGTAAAGTGATTGATCTTCAAACAAGCACAAAGACTTATATCTGTGAAGGGTTGGTATCTCATAACTCGACATTCATAGAAGCACGGTTCTTTCACAAAACAATAACGAATTTCGGTAAAAAGACTTTCATTCTTACGCACGAACAAACAGCAACGTCAAATCTGTTTGAGATGACGGATCGTTATTACCAGAATCTTCCTGATCGATTGAAGCCTGAGCTATCGGCATCTAACGCAAAAGAATTAAAATTCGGCAAATTAGATAGTAGTTTTGCTGTGGCAACGGCTGGTAATAAAGGGGCAGGAAGATCAGCAACCGCTCATTTATTCCATGGCTCGGAGGCTGCATATTGGCCATCTGCAGAAGATCATCAAGCAGGTATTATGCAAACCATACCGATGGAAGCAGGTACGGAAATTGTTCTTGAGTCAACTGCGAACGGCATTGGTAATATGTTTCATCGAGTTTGGAAGCAAGGTGAGGCAAAAGAAGGTGGATGGCTATCAATCTTTGTCCCTTGGTATTGGCAGCAAGAATATCGTCACGAAGGTGTAAACCTAACTGATGAAGATTATGAGTACGGTAAGATATTCGGCTTAGATAGTCAGCAAATGCAATGGAGACGGCACAAGATCGGTGAATTGGGTGATGTGCGTTTGTTTATGCGAGAGTATCCGGCATCATCAGCCGAAGCATTCTCTGTGTCAGACGATAAATCTCTTATAAATTCCAGAGCGGTTCAGTTGGCTAGAAAGGCGGTTGCTGAACTGGATGAGTCCGCGCCGAAAATTATTGGTGTAGATCCGGCAAGGTTTGGTAAAGATAGTACATCAATGTTTATCAGGCAAGGAAGGGTTGCAGAGCGGATAGTAAAGCTACGCGGTAAGGACACAATGCAAGTCGTTGGTGAGGTTATAAAGGCTATGCAAAACTATGGTCCAGACGCGGTGTTCATCGATGTTGGCGGCATTGGTGCTGGTGTATACGACCGATTAAAAGAGATCGGAAACAAGCAAGTTTTTTCGGTCAATTTTGGTGGCGATGCATTAGACAAAAAAAAGTATGTTAATAAGCGAGCAGAAATCTGGTGTTTATTGCGCGATTGGGTGGATGCTCAACCGGCACAGATACCTGATGACGATATTCTAGAAACCGATTTATGTGGATTGCGCTACTCGTACGATAGCAATGGACGAGTAAAACTTGAATCAAAAGAAGATGCTGAGAAAAGAGGAATTAAAAGCCCTGACGATGGTGATGCATTAGCTTTAACATTTACAATGCCGATTAGGAAAAACCATCAGCAAACTTTAATCAAAGTAAATGAATACCAGCAATCAGTGCCGGGGATGGGCATGTAGTAGCTTCTTAGTATAAAAATAAATTTAACTTTCCATGAACCCCGCCTAGTGCGGGTTTTTTGTTTTATAGAGGCAGTAAATGGATAAAGCAGGTATCGACAAACTAATCAAACTATATCAATCCGCATGATGGAAGAAATTTTTGACAATCATAGTCAGGAAATTGACTCTAGTTTGATCGATATTCTGCGCGAGTTAGAGCAGAAGCGGCGCGAGCAGAGACAAATTAAGCTTGATGAACTTGGTAGAAAACTAGCCAAGACTCGCAACGAGGCAATTAATGAGCGTGCAGCATCAGGCTTCGAGCAAATCTGGCGTGAAGATGAAGAGTATTATAACGGTATCGACGATTTAAACCGTTCCTCTACTCAATATATAAAGCCACGTACTACTGGCGGCGGCTTGGTAAGCACGCATAAGAATACAAATGGTGATGCTCAATGCACCGAATTTTTAAATATCACACGACCGTTTTGCGATGCGGCTGAGGCTCGCATGTGTGACATGCTATTGCCGCAGAATGACTGGCCATTTCACATTAAACCAACGCCTGTTCCTGACTTAGATCAAGCTGCAAAGAGTGAATCACAGTTAATAGACCCGGCTACCGGTCAGCCATTTGCCGTATCAGATATTGCCAAAGCAAGAAAGCAGGAGATATCAGAAAAAGTAGAGAAGGCAGCAGATCAAATAAAAGACTGGCTTATTCAATCTGAATACAAGACAGTTAACCGTCATGTGATGGCAAATGCCGTGCAGGTGGGAACAGGCATATTGAAGGGACCATTCCCATCTAAATGCAACTTAACAAAATATGAGCAAGGCAGGCTGGTTGAGATTGAGCAAATATTTCCAGACGTCAAATGCGTAAGTCATTGGGATTTCTTCCCGGATATGAATGGAGGTGAAGAAATACAAGAATGTGATTACGTGTTTGAGCGCGATTACATGACCGCAAGACAGTTAAGAAATCTGGACGGCGTTCCAGGGTATGAATCAGATGCAATAAAAAAAGTATTGAAAGAGGGGCCTGGGCAAAGAAATATAAACAGCCATCAGCAAGCGGATACGCTTGATAATGATCGTTTTGAAGTATGGTATTACTACGGCTCGATCGATAATGGCGATCTGGAAGAGCTTGATGAAAATTATGCTTGTGAATGCGAAGATGAGCGTAAAAAATTGGATGATGGTGAAGAAGAGGAGCGAGAGCCAGTCAATGCTATCGTTGTGATGGTCAACGATACGGTGATCAAAGGAGTCAAGTCGCCGCTAGGAAATTATGGATATCCGTTCGATGTTATGGTGTGGAAGCGCGTGTCTAATCAACTGTTCGGTGCTGGTGTGGCAAGAGAGGGGCGTGCGGCACAAAAGACAGTTTTGGCTTCATTTCGCACATTGATGGAGAATATGGGCCTTGCTTCGGTGCCAATGCTTGCGTTACTGCGTTCTGCATTGATTCCGGCAGAGAATGGTAATTACTCTATACATAAAGGCAAGCGATGGTTCATCAATGAAGATGCTGGCATTAGAAATGTCAGTGAAGCCATCCAGGCAATCATTATTCCGTCGATGCAAAAAGAACTGACCGAGATGATCCAATTAGGTATGAAGATGATGGAAGATGCTACCGGCATTACTTTCTTGATGCAAGGACAGCAAGGGTCCGCGCCGGACACGGTTGGTGGTATGCAGATGATGCTACAAAATTCATCTACGGTGCTGCGCAATGTTGCGCGTATTTACGATCAGAAAGTAACTATTCCAAACATAAAGCGACACTATAAATGGTTGTTAATGCACGGCGATGATGATATGAAGGCTGATCTACAAATTGAAGCTACCGGTGCATCGTCGTTAGTTGAACGCGAGATACAAGCGATGTTTATGCCGCAGATATTGCAAATGGTGTCGACCAATCCAGGCTTAGAAGGATCACCGAAAAAAGCATTCCATGAATGGCTTAAGTCAATGAAATTCGATCCAAGCAAGTTCGATATGGATGAACAGGAAAAGCAAGCCATGGCTGAGCAACAACCGCCAGTTGATCCGCGTGTGCAGGTTGAACAAATGCGTATCGAAAAAGATATGCAGATTGCTCAAATGAAGTCCGAGATAGATCAAATGAAGATACAGAAAGATGTCGATCGGGACGCGCTCTATAGTCAAGGCGTAACTGAGCGCAATCAAATCACCTATGAAGCTCAGATCCGTGAACTTGAACTGCGCAAAGAATTGGCCATGCTCCAATATGCGATGCAACAACAGATGCAGCTTGAAGATATTAAAGCAAAACTCTCTGATAGTGCGATGAAGTTAAGCGTTCAAAAGGAATTGGCAAACATTAACACGCAACCAGCAAAGCAAGTATTGCCTGCTCCTTCCGAGCCACCGCAACGAGCGCCAGCAGGCAGAGCATTCCAAGAGTGAGTGCAAATTTCTATAAACAGGGTGAACAATGGAACTGAATGTCGAAGAACTTAATAGTGCTCTCTGGAAAAAGATTCGAGCTCACCACGAATTAAAGTTGCAGTCATTGAGAAAGTTGAATGATCAGCTAAATATGCCTGAAATTGAGACACAAACTGTCAGGGGTAAAATTGCAACACACAAAGAAATGTTGAGATTAGATCCTGAGTGGAAAGAATAAATATCAAAGTGTAACGTTTTGCTTTGATTTAGCCACACCAAAGAACCTGCTTCCGCAGGTTTTTTATTTTGTAACCGACGACCGAGAGGCCGAGAGGAGAAAGCATGACAGAGAAAGTATTAAGCCAAGAAGAAACAAAACAAATTGAGGATGCTGCTATGAAAGCTGCAATGAATGACACTGACGTTAATGCGCCAAGTGCTCATGCAGTCGAAACAGCCGCTAATCAAGAACAGGAAAAAACACAAGACGAAATAGAGCCGCGTGTTGAAGTGGCTACAGGTTTAACGCAAGAAGAACTTAATCAACTGCGCCAGCAAGCGGCATTGGTTCCGAAGTTGCAGAAGGCTCTTGATACAACGAATGGAACATATGGCGGCAAGATAGCTGCGCTAGAGAAAATGATCACAGGTCTAAAGTCTCAACCAGAAAAGGCTGAAGGCTTAACACCAAGAAAAATTTCTGTTGAAGATTTTAAGAACCTTGCGAGCGACTTCCCTGAATTGGCTGAAAAACTTGCTCAAGATTTAAGTGGGGTGATTGGTCGCGAAGATAGTGCTGGAGTGAGTGAATCCGTTGAAAAGATCAGGGCCGAGTTTGAAGAAAAACTTGCCGAACGTGACCGGGAGGCCATCGAAAGATCAGCGAAACGATTAAAGAAACTCCATCCTGACTACCAAGATATTGCGAAATACGAATTGACTGATGATGGATTGGCGAAGTTTAAAGATCCGGTATTCGGTCAATGGTTATCACAACAATCAGACGATGTGAGAGACGTTGTGTTTCACTCGAAAGATGCTGATGACGTGTCTGATGTTCTTTCTGCGTACAAGCAAACGTTAAAACCAGCTCAGCAGGAAAAGAAAACATCGGCACTCGAGAGAGCTATCTTGCCAAAAGGTGTCAATACAAGCCGCAACTTGTCTGATAAAGACAGAGAAGAAGCTGCTATGAGAGATGCTATGCGCGATTAATACCCAAAATATATTTAATTAATGCCCGGCTAATCGCTGGTTTTTTATTTTGGAGAATTAGAAATGCCTATTGGAATGATAAATGATCCGGTTCAGCGGATTGGAGTTATTAAGGGGCGCATTCTTAAGCATGCAAAACCTTATATTTGCCTTGGTGTTGTGGGTGTCAACGAGAACTTTCAGCGTAATGCTGGTGATACGGTTAAGTATCGTAGATTTTTGCCAAAAGGGGCATCTGCGGCACAACCTAACCGCTTCTTTTTGGATGCTAACGGAGATCGTAGCCAAGCTTATGTTGATGCGCACCTGACTTCGGAAGGTGTAACACCAATTGCAGAGAACGTATCTGCCCAAGATATCACTGCTCCTGTAAATCAATACGCTGTTTTGTATGGATACTCCGACAAGCAGTACGATTTGCACGAGGATGATATACCAGACGAAATGATGAAGCTGACTGGTGAGCGTAAAGCTCTGGTTATGGAATCGGCTTTGTTTAGCGTGTTGAAAGGCTGCACCAATAAGTTCTATGGAGGTACTGGCACTTCGCGTGGCACTGTCAATGGGACACTAACGTTGACAATCTTGCGCAAGATGGCGCGTAGTCTGAGCCTTAATCACGCTACTACTATCACAAAGATGATTAAAGGTGGATCTGCGGGGCTGTATGGCACCTCCCCAGTAGGTCGATCTTATCCAGTATGGGTGTCAACCGATTTGATGCCTGACCTGCGAGAAATGCCCGGGTTTGTTCCAGTTGAAAGTTACGGTGATCCTAAAATCGCAGTGGATGGTGAGGTAGGTAAGTGCGAAGAGTTCCGTTTTATCACATCTCCTGAATTGATTGAGATACAAAACTCTGGCACTACGGTTGCTAATTCTATGCCTTCACTCAAATCAACATCCGGCACATACGCTGACGTTTATCAAGTCGTTGTTGGTTCTGAAGATGCCTGGGGTCATATTGGCGTTAATAGCGGGAAAATGGAAGTTACTG